GAGGCACTGCCCGATTGAACCTAATCTTTGACTTAGAGACAGACGGACTATACGATGATGCTACCAAGATCCACTGTGTCGGTATTTATGATCTCGACACTGAGCAGACTCTTGTCTTCAATGATGAAGGAAGTGAGCAACCTATCTCGAAAGGTATCCAACTACTTGAGGATGCCGATGTCCTCATTGGTCATAACATTGTCGGTTACGATCTTCCTGTTATCCGTAAACTCTATCCTTGGTTTACCCCCAACGCTAGGGTTGTTGATACTTTGGTTCTTAGCCGCATTTATCACGCTGACATGTTGAAGACTGATCAGAAGCGTAAGTGGGGTAATATGCCACCTAAGCTGCTAGGTCGTCACTCACTAGAATCCTATGGCTATCGCCTTGGCGTCTATAAGGGTGAGTTCGGTAAGGACACCGACTGGAAGCACTGGTCACAAGAGATGCAGGACTACTGCATACAAGACGTAAAAGTAACACAGAAGTTATGGCAACATTTCCGCCCATACCTGACTTCATCCAATTAGAACATGATGTCGCAACAATCCTCACTGCCCAAGAGATACATGGGTGGTGCTTTGATGAGAGAGCTGCATGGGAACTTGAATCGAGTCTCCGACGAGAACTGGAAGGAATTACTCAATTACTACGCAACAGGTACCCTCTCATTAAAGACAGAGAGTTCACTCCTAAGAGAGTTAACAGAACAACAGGATACGTCGCAGGTGCTCCTCTCACTAAACTAAAAGAGTTCAACCCTGGTAGTCGTGATCACATTGCATGGGTCATGAAGAACCATCACGGTTGGGTGCCAGATAAAGAGACAGCAAGTGGCAAGACTGCCATTGATGAAACGGTTCTCAAAGATATCGGTACAGAGGAGGCACTACAGTTCTTCCGCTGCCTGGAGCTTACTAAGCAACTAGGTATGTTATCTGAGGGTAACAATGCCTGGCTTAAGTTAGTCAAGGGTAACCGTATCCACCACCACTGCTCAGTGGCTACGAACACACACAGATGTGCTCACCGTAATCCGAACCTTGCTCAGGTACCTAGCGATCTTAACTTTAGAAAGTTATTTACTGCTAGCCCTGGTCATGTCATGGTTGGTGCTGACCTCGCAGGCATTGAATTGCGAATGCTAGCACACTACCTTGCTCGATATGACGGAGGTAGGTACGGAGACGTACTTCTTAACGGTGACATTCACCAAGAGAACGCAGACAAGATAGGCATTAGTCGCCGCCTAGTCAAGACTGTAACTTATGCGTTTTTGTATGGAGCGGGCGACCAGAAAATAGGACTTAGTTATGACCAAAGCCTTTCCCCGAACAAGGCAAAAGAAAAGGGGGCAGAGATACGAGCTGCTTATGTTGCTGCCATTGACGGCCTGGATAGTCTTCTTACCGCTGTTCGTCAAGCAGGTGAGCGAGGCTTTATCAGGTCCATAGATACACGTAAGATCGCAGTAGATAGCCCGCACAAGGCACTTAACTATTTGCTCCAGTCAGGAGCCGGTGTTGTAGCTAAGCGTTGGATGGTCATCGCTAATCAAAACTTCCCTACTATCGACAATGACTACCTTAGTCACACTCATCAGCTAGCATTTATCCACGACGAATTGCAGTGGGAATGCTTACCAGCATATGCAGAGGATCTCAAGGAACACCTAGAGATGTGTGCTGCATTAGCTGGTGAATACTACAATCTCCGTATCCCTATCGCTGCCGAGGGTAAGATCGGATCCACCTGGGCAGATGTTCACTAATTATGGCTGTTAAATCAAAGACTGCACTGGGACGTGTTGAGTTCAAGTCCCGTGCTAAATATAAACGCACTCGTCAAGGTAATGGTACTCGCTCTCTTCCTTCCCATGGCCGTAAGCTTCGTCGAGGACAAGGTAAGTGAGCTTACTCATTGATGCTGACTTTATCGTCTATAAATGTTGTGCCGGAGCAGAAACAGAGATTGACTTTGGAGAAGACCTCATCGTCGTTACTTCCAACTTCAAAGAAGCATACGAGTATGTCGAGCGAGAGTTATACAACATCGCAAATGACCTTGGATGCTTCGATGACTCTATTCTGTTCTTTTCTGATTCTATTAACTTTCGTAAATCTATTGATCCAGCGTATAAAGGACATAGAAATCGAAAGAAACCGTGTGGCTACAAAAGGGTCATCAACAAACTCAAGGAGGAGTACAACGTTGTTGTGATGCCTACCCTTGAGGCTGATGATGCTCTTGGTATCTACGCCACCAAAGAGCCCGGACACATCATTTGCAGCCCCGACAAGGACATGAGACAGATCCCTGGGGACCTCTATGACCTAACTGATGGAGTGGTTACTGTGACGCCTGAGGAGGGCCGTAGGTGGCACCTCATCCAAACCATGTCAGGTGACCAAACTGATGGTTATGCTGGTGTACCTGGTATTGGTATCAAACGTGCTGTTGCTCTCTTTGAGAAAGAAGGTTACACCTGGGACACAGTGGTGAAAGCATTCGCTGAGAAGGATCTTAGTGAGGACGTTGCACTGATGAATGCCAGACTTGCTAAGATTCTACAATGTGATGACTATGATTTCACCAATCAAGAACCAAGACTTTGGTCTCCCAGCCCCAGTGTTGGAGTTGACAATGGAGCAGCAGTTCAAACTTAAACAGATTGAGAATGCACTGCGTGCTCCTGACACTAAGCTAGAAGATGTAATCACTATCTTCATGGCTCTACAACGCCAGAACTTTACTCTCTGCAACACAGTATCTAACCTAGTTAAGAAATGGCCCACTCAAATTCCACAGGCCCAACCTACTACAGACGAGGGTCAATTCAAGTTTGGGATTTCATCCGAGATCAAGGACTGAACTTCCATCTTGGCAATGCCATCAAATATATCTGCCGTGCTGGCTATAAAGACAGCAAAGTAGAAGATCTTCAAAAAGCAATCCACTATCTTCAAAATGAGCTTGAAAGCATCACCCCAACAGCAAGCGAAGGAGTTCCGAGCTGGTTTCCGAGTAACGAACAGTACGAGTCCAGCTTCACGGACTATGCAGCGGACTTTGATCGTTGAAGAGTTCAAAGAGTTCCTAGATGCTGATAATCAACTCATCAAAGGGTACGTAGTTAATGCTACCGATACCCTTAAAGAGTTGGCTGATCTTGTCTATGTCTGCTATCAATACGCAGAGAACCTAGGATGGGATCTTGATGAAGCACTATACCGTGTCCACCAAAGCAACATGAGTAAGCTTGGAGAAGACGGTAAACCTATCTACCGAGAGGATGGTAAAGTCCTCAAGGGTCCTAACTATCAACCACCAAACCTTAGTGATCTTGTCTAATATGTCCACTGATCTTATTGCCCGTACTGGGCGTGTTCAATCCTGGATCGATGATCCCACCTCGCGACTCCCTGTGTCGTGTACAGTATTTGTCGTCGAGGACACTATGGAGGGTCCTAATGGAATCGAGGCATCTTGGCGATTTGTATCGCACGCTCTTCGTTATGGAGCGGGAGTTGCTGTCCACCTATCCAAACTGCGACCTAAGGGTGAGGAGAATGGCAAGGGTCTTGTAGCATCTGGTCCTGTATCTTTTGCCAAGATCTACTCAACCTTGAATGAAATCCTTCGACGTGGGGGTATCTACAAAAATGGAGCTGTGGTACTACATCTTGATCTCAGTCATCCTGATGTGCTTGAGTTTATTACTGCTAGCCGTAGTGAGCTACCTTGGGTTAAGCGTTGCGTCAACATTAACAACCATTGGTGGGAAGAGACAACTCAAGAAGTAAAGGATGCTCTACTTGATGGTATCAAGAAGGGTGACATCTGGCTCAACAAAACAAAGGTAGACAAAAATGGAAATCGAATCCGGGGTAACGTTTGCCTGGAAGTATACCTCCCAAGCCGGGGCACCTGTCTACTTCAACATGTCAACCTTGGCGGATGTGAACTCAATGACATTCAAGGTGCATTTGTCCACGGAATGTCCGAACTGTGCAACCTACACGGCAAAACAAATGTTGGAGAAAGCGGAGAGTACCTCCCTTCAGAGACTGATCGCCAAGTCGGTCTCGGATTGCTGGGACTTGCCAACCTTCTCCGACGCTACAACGTAACCTATGAAGCCTTTGGAGAGGCTCTAAAGAACATCAATGATGGGCAGATGGCACAGACACCTGCTCATATTCTTGCAGCTGAGATCAACGCTGGTGTAATTGCAGCAGCGCATACAGCTCGCATGAATAAGATGGACCGTGCCTTTGCTATCGCTCCTACAGCGTCCTGTAGCTACCGCTATAAGGACTTGGATGGGTACACTACCTGTCCCGAGATTGCACCTCCTATTGCCCGCCAAGTAGACCGTGATAGCGGTACCTTCGGCGTCCAGAGCTTTGATTACGGTCCTGTTGAGATCGCATCAGAAGTTGGCTGGGAGAACTATAAGCGAGTTGCGGACGAGATTGTTCGTATGCTCGATAAGACGGGTCTTCTTCATGGGTACTCATTTAACAGTTGGTCGGATGTGATCACTTATGATGAGACATTCATTGAGGAGTGGCTGGATAGCCCCCAAACATCTCTTTACTACTCACTCCAAGTGATGGGAGACGTTCAGGATAAATCCAGCGCATATGCAGCACTGGATGAAGCTGAAGTCGATGATTACCTGGAGTCTATTCTTAATGACCCGGCTGGCGCTAGTCAGCCCCAAGCTCCTGATTGTAATTGCGGCGAATGAACCCTTATCAAAAACTACAAAATCGTAAACGTACCTGGACACCAGTCCAAACCACAGCAGGTGAACTTTGTGCAGGCTCTGAAGAAACCATCTACCGTGCCCTCGCTATGCGACACATGGAACTCCCCGTTGGTAGCTTCATTCAAGATGCCCTTAGTGAAATTCCAGCTCTATCGGCAGACCTGCTTAAATCTAATGTCAAAGACGAGGAAAACCACGACTTGGCTCTCGGTTACATCGCCAATGCTTTGGGTGTTGACGAAACTGCTGAAGCCGAAGCAAAGCGCCTTCGGGATGCTTGGGAAGCGCATCCTGATCACACGGTCCTCAAGGCACTTGTTGCCGAGCGTGCAATTTTCTTCGTACTACTCCCCTTCTTCCGCTTTAATGGTGACGCTGGTCTCAGAACCGTAAGCGCCGACATCAGCCGTGACGAACAGGTTCACGTGGCTGCTAATAGCCTTGTTTGTAAGGAGCTTGGGTTGGAGATCAGCCCTTCTCTTGACAAGCTGCGTAAGGCTACCATTAACTGGGTTATGACACCTCTCAAGGCATCTACTAACAAATATCTGGACAAAAAATTTTGGCTGGATGCCAGTGATCGCTTGATGTATGAGGGCAAAGCCCCCGAGCTTTCTGATACAAAGCGAGCACGTATGCCTGCCTTCTTTGAACATGCAAACCCCAACCTACCTCAGTATGCTTGAGACCCACGGTCTCCAGTTTACTTCTCTCCTCCAACAACTAGAAGAGAACTTCCCACCACTTAATCCCCACCCGGATGATCCACACTCATTAATCATGTACCGCTCCGGCCAACGTTCTGTGGTCGAGTGGATTCAACACCAACTCAACGAAGAGAACAATGGCTAAGAAAAAAAATCCAGCTCCAGCAAAGGTACAGACTAATGCTGGTGTCAATCCAATGGGTAGCCCAAAGGCACCAACGCTAAGTCAAGGTCTAAAGATTGCTGGCACTGGTGGTATTACTAAGCAAGAACTTAAGACTATCACTGAGGCAAGTGGTAAGTCAGGCGGTCAAGTTATCCAACGACTGGATAAGCTCAACCAGAATCTTAAAGCAAAAGATCAGACAGGTATTAACCTCAACTCTGGTGCTGCTAATATGCTCATCAAGGAGTCCGGCCCAGCTTATGGTGGTTTCTACGGGCTAACCCAAAAGCCTACCTTTGGTACTGGTAGGATTGGTCAAGCATTAGAAGGTATGCGTGGAACTCGCGCAAGTGGCGGTTACCAAAACCCTCAAAGTGGTTATGGTTCAGTGACTCCTGGCACGGATCGTAGGTTCATGATGGGTGGTACAGCTATCCGACCTGGTGGACGTGAAACAGTTCGCGGATTTGGTAAGCAATACGAAGGCATGATGCCAGTATCCAATACTACTACTGGAACTACAACTCCTACTACAACTCCTACTACAACTCCTACTACAACTCCTACTACAATTCCTACAGATGTATCTCCTGTAGACACTGGACTTTCAGAAGAAAGTACACCTGACGTCAATATCAATATGGATTCGCTGGGCTCCAGTTTGGCCAACTGGGCTTCTGGATTTAAGGCTGCACGTAGCAGCCGCCAACGTGCTGGCCGTAAGGCTCAAGGTCTTGGACAGCAACGTGTATCTCCAACTGGTTCATTCCGAGGTAGTGTAGGTTAATTCAAATGTCAGCTAAAACAAGATACGATTATCTAAGTAAGTATCGTTCCACGTTTCTAGACACAGCTGTACAGTGCTCTCAGTTGACTCTGCCTACTCTTATCCAACAAGATGATGATGTAGGACGTTCAACTAATCTTAGGTTGACTACACCGTGGCAAAGTGTTGGCGCTAAGGGGGTTGTGACTCTAGCTTCTAAGTTGATGCTAGCTCTCCTTCCTCCTCAGACCAGCTTCTTTAAGCTGCAGATCGATGATTCAAAGATCGGTGTAGATCTTCCAGCAGAAGCACGATCAGACCTTGATATCTCTTTCGCTAAGATGGAGAGGTCTGTCATGGAAATCATAGCAGCATCTAGTGATCGCGTTACCGTACACCAAGCTCTTAAGCATCTGGTGGTTGGCGGTAATGCTCTCATCTACATGGGTCCTAAGGGGCTGAAGCTATATCCATTGAACCGCTATGTTGTAGATAGAGATGGTAACGGTGAAATCCTAGAGATCGTTACTCGTGAAAGAATTAGTCGTAAACTTCTGGCACCTATCCTTACTGCCAGCCTCCCTGTTAACTCACCTGGTGAGGACGGAGCTGATAACGATGAGGATGTAGATGTTTACACGCATGTAAGACGAGACAACAACCGTCTTGTCTGGCACCAGGAAGTCTTCGATAAGATCATTCCTGGCTCTCAGGGTAAAGCACCATTGGATGCTAACCCTTGGTTAGTCCTTAGGTTCAACGTTGTAGATGGTGAATCTTTTGGACGTGGTAGAGTGGAGGAGTTCCTTGGAGATCTCCGTTCACTTGAAGCTCTTATGCAAGCTCTCGTAGAGGGCTCTGCAGTGGCCGCTAAGGTGGTCTTTACCGTATCCCCATCTAGTACTACTAAGCCGCAGACACTCTCTGCTGCGGGGAACGGAGCCATCATTCAGGGGCGTCCCGATGACATCTCTGTTGTACAAGTTGGCAAGACAGCCGACTTCAAGACTGCTATGGAGATGGCTAGTGTACTAGAGCGTAGGTTGAGTGAAGCATTCCTCATCCTTAATGTACGCAACAGCGAACGCACTACTGCTGAAGAAGTACGCATGACTCAGATGGAGCTAGAGCAACAACTTGGCGGCCTATTCTCGCTGCTGACTGTTGAGTTCCTAGTACCTTATCTGAACCGTAAGCTTTCTGTACTACAGAAGACACAAGAGATCCCACGTATCCCTAAGGATCTTGTGCGTCCTACTATTGTTGCTGGTATCAACGCACTCGGTAGAGGACAGGATAGGGAGTCACTGACTCAGTTCTTCACTGTCATTGCTCAGACACTAGGACCTGAAACACTTGGCACTTACCTTAATGTAGATGAAGCAGTTAAGCGTCTTGCTGCTGCTCAAGGTATTGATGTACTGAACCTTGTTAAGTCCATGAGTCAAGTACAACAAGAACAAGCTCAGGCACAAGAGCAAGCTATGCAAATGGAGCAACTTAAGCAAGCACCTAACATGGCTAAAGCTCCACTGATGGATCCTTCAAAGAATCCTGAACTATTAAATGGTTTAAATGGACAAACAGACACCAACGAGATCCCAGAGATCGAACAAGAAGCAAACATCCCCGGAGGAAGTCCCTTCGGTTGACACAGTTGATGATCAAACCAATCAAGAAAACGCTCCTTACATGAAGCGTACCAAGATTGGTGAACCCACCATCGGTCGTTCCCCCGATTTTGTCAAGACAGTAGGTCTTGGAAATCTAACCGTTATCACAGCAAATGGCAAACGAAATTACACTTAATCCATCCGAGATTGCAGAGGGTGAATTCTCTGCTGAAGAACTTGATTCCCTGGAAGTTGGTGAACGTCTAGCAGAACAAGAGCAACAGCTGTTGGCTGGTAAGTACAAGTCAGCAGAGGATCTAGAACGTGGCTACCTGGAGCTACAGAAACGCCTTAGTGGTAAGGAGGAGACTGAGGTAGAGGCACAACAAGAACCTCAGGAAGAGTCACCTAATGAAGAGGAAGGTAGTCTTTATGAAACAATCATGGAGTCATACCGTACTGGTGAATGGGATCCTGAAGTTGTAAATGCAGTTGAGAATATGAATCCTGTTGATGTTGCTAATATGTTCCTAGAGAACCAGCAAACTCAACAGCAGTCTGCTTTTCAAGCTACAGAATCTGACATCGAACAGATCCAACAAGCAGTTGGTGGTTCTGATGAATACCAAAGCATGATTCAATGGGCAGGTCAGAACCTGTCTGAACAAGAGGTAGCTATGTACGATGCAGTGATGGATCGTGGTGATCCTCTTGCTATGTTCTTTGCTGCTCAGGCTCTCAACGCACGCTACCAGGATGCTGTTGGATATGATGGGGAGATGCTGACTGGTAGTGCTCCACGTAATGCCAACGATGCCTTCCGTTCCCAAGCTGAGTTAGTTGCAGCGATGAGTGATCCTCGCTACGATAAGGATCCAGCCTATCGTGCTGATGTAGCAGACAAGCTTGAACGATCCAACATTCAATTTTAATGAACGACACTAACATCTTCGCTAAAGAACCCACCATGTACACTGACGAATCCTACACTGTGCCCCACAATGAGCGTGCTGAACTCCTCAATGGTCGCCTTGCTATGCTTGGCTTCGTGGCTGCTATTGGCGCTTATATCGTAACTGGTCAAATCATTCCTGGAGTATTCTAATGGCTTGTGGTAAGAAAGGGCATAAAGGTGGCGGAAAGAAAAAGTAAGTCCGTTGGCCTAAAGATTGGCACACATAAATCTCGTACTGGTGGACTCACAAAAGCTGGTCGAGAGAAATACAATAGAGAGACAGGCTCTAATCTAAAGGCTCCACAGCCTGAAGGTGGCCCTCGTAAGCGTTCCTTCTGCGCTCGTATGTCTGGCGTGAAGGGACCGATGAAGGATGAGAAGGGTAGACCTACTCGTAAAGCACTAGCCCTTCGTAAATGGAAATGCTAAATGGCTAAACCTGGACTCTACGCAAACATCCATGCTAAGCGTATGCGTATCGCTAAAGGCAGTGATGAGAAGATGCGGAAACCTGGTGCTAAAGGAGCACCTACTGCAGCTCAATTCAAGCGTGCTGCTAAGACTGCTAAAAAGAAGTAACTACCATGCCTAAAGTCGGAAACAAAGAGTATCCTTATACTCCTGCTGGTAAAGCAGCAGCTAAGAAGGCAGCCGCTAAAGCCGGTAAGCCTGTTAAAATGAAGCCCTCTAAGAAGGGTTATTGATCGATAGAGGCTTAGCCCCTAGCGAGTAGTGCTGGGCCTCTTTAATGAGTAGATGGAAATATAAACGTTCCTTGCTATCTTATTATGATTCCTCTTCTAACTACTCTGTCAGTGATTAGCTCTTGGTATGGTCCCGGATTTCATGGGAACCTTACTGCGAGTGGATCACGATACAATCAAAACGGCCTTACTGCAGCGCACAAGACACTCCCCTTTGGTACACGTTTGAAGGTGTGCTTAAAGAGGTGTGCCGTGGTGACGGTCAATGATCGCGGTCCCTACATTCATGGTAGGAGCCTTGATCTCAGTAAAGGTGCGGCTGATGCTATCGGTCTCACTGCCTCTGGAGTTGGACGAGTATCCATTACTCGACTTAACTAATTACACATGACTGCTACACTTGCAGCCCCTCAGTCCCGGACTAATATCTGGGACTCTTATTTGAGCTGGGTAACCAGCACAGACAACCGTCTTTATATCGGTCACTTTGGAGTCCTCATGATTCCAACACTGTTGGCCGCTGCTACATGTTTTATCATTGCATTCATTGCGGCTCCCCCTGTCGATATTGATGGCATCCGAGAGCCCGTTGCTGGGAGTTTAATGTATGGAAACAACATCATATCGGGAGCCGTCGTTCCGAGCAGCAATGCCATCGGACTACACTTCTACCCAATTTGGGAAGCTAATTCACTTGATGAATGGCTCTACAACGGGGGTCCATTCCAACTTACAGTATTCCACTTCCTCATTGGCATCTATGCTTACATGGGACGAGAGTGGGAACTTAGCTATCGACTAGGAATGAGGCCCTGGATTTGTGTCGCATACTCAGCCCCTGTCGCAGCGGCGACCGCAGTGTTCCTCATCTACCCGTTTGGCCAAGGTTCTTTTAGCGACGCGATGCCTTTGGGTATTTCAGGGACCTTCAACTATATGTTGGTGTTCCAAGCCGAACATAACATTCTCATGCACCCCTTCCACATGTTGGGTGTCGCTGGGGTTTTCGGTGGGTCGCTATTCAGTGCTATGCACGGTTCGCTTGTTACGTCCTCGCTTGTGCGTGAGACTACTGAAACGGAAAGCCAAAACTATGGTTACAAGTTTGGTCAAGAAGAAGAGACCTACAACATTGTAGCTGCTCATGGTTACTTTGGACGACTTATCTTCCAATATGCATCTTTCAATAATAGCCGTAGTCTTCACTTCTTCCTTGCTGCTTGGCCTGTTGTTGGTATTTGGTTTGCTGCTTTGGGCGTTTCGACCATGGCTTTCAATCTTAATGGTTTCAATTTTAACCAATCTCTTCTCTCGTCTGACGGGAAAGTGATCAACACTTGGGCTGATATCCTTAACCGAGCTGGTCTTGGTTTTGAAGTGATGCATGAACGTAATGCTCACAACTTCCCACTTGACTTAGCTACATACACTGCACCTATCATTGGTTAATCATGGCTGCTGCTACTCCTTTTGATCCGAAGAACTCTTCGGTATCCGCTGTTCAATATGTCACTGCTACCGCTGGTTCTCCTGCGTTTGCTACGGCATATGGTGAGGCCAACCAAACCCTCACTGAGATGAGCCCTAAGGGCACTAAGGTACAAGCTGGTACGCTTGCTGCCTGGACTTAATTGGATTGGAGGCACCTCAGAGTAGGACCTCCTTTTCTTTGGCTTAGGCCGGTTACGACCGATACCCTTTGCCATGACAGTCGGAGAGACGACAACAAAAATGACTATAAAATTTTCTAGGATCCTAGAGAGACAACGCAAACAACTCTCTCTTAACTATTGTGGCTAACACTCTTGTAACTCCTGTAGGTCGGATTAATAATACTAGTTCGACCCCCCTTGCTCTTGGTACTGCTTATGATACCAAGTACGCAACCTATCTGAAACTGTTCTCTGGCGAGATGTTCAAAGCCTATGAAGGCGCGACGATCGCTAAGGGCACTGTGCAGAGCCGTACCCTGAAGAATGGTAAGGCGATGCAGTTCATCTTCACTGGTCGTATGGAAGCTTCCTACCACCAGCCTGGTGAACCGATCCTGGGTAGTGGCGATCCTCCGGTGGCCGAGAAGACCATCGTCTGTGATGACCTCCTCATCAGCTCTGCCTTCGTGTATGATCTCGATGAGACCCTTGCTCACTATAGCCTCCGTTCGGAGATTGCCAAGAAGATTGGTTATGCTCTGGCTGAAGCTTATGACAAAAAGATCTTCCGTCAGATCGCTAAGGCTGCTCGTGAAGCTCATCCTATCACTGCCGCTCCTGGTCCTGAGCCCGGCGGTTCTGTGATTCAACTTGGTGCTAACAAAGAGTATGATGCTCAAGCACTGGTTGATGCCTTCTTCGAGGCTGCTTCTATTCTCGATGAGAAGAATCTGCCTAAGCAAGGCCGCACTGCTGTGCTGTCTCCTCGTCAGTACTACGCACTTGTGTCTCAGGTTGATAGCAACATCCTCAACCGTGACTACGGTAACACCAACGGTAACCTGCAGTCTGGTGAGGGCCTGTATGAGATCGCTGGTATCTCTATCAAGCGTTCCAACAACCTGCCCTTCCTGGCTGGTAACGTGTCTTCCGTCAACGGTGAGAACAACGATTACTCCGGTAACTTCAGCACCCACTGTGGTCTGATCTACTACAAGGATGCTGCTGGTGTTGTGGAAGCTATCGCTCCTTCTGTGCAGACCACCTCTGGTGATGTCTCCGTGATGTATCAAGGTGACCTGATTGTGGGTCGTCTGGCCATGGGCTGCGGTACCCTGAACCCCGCTGCTGCTATTGAGCTGCAGTCGGCTCGCTCCTGATAAAGGAGACAGCTAATGGGATTCGCACCTGTTGACGGTGTAGGCGTCACTACCAGTGAAACTGCCTACATGCGTCCTCCTATTGAGCCTGGCCGTGAAGGTGGTACGGTTGTTACCGTAACCCGCCTTACTGCTGGTACTGGTCAAACTGCTGGTACCGGTAAGGCCACCACTGTTGATAACATTAACGGTTCTGGTTGTACTATTACTACTACCGTAACTGACGGTGCAGTAACCGGCCAGACAGTTGTTGCTGGTGGTGATGGCTATCGCGTTGGTGATGTGCTGTCTATTGCTGGCACCACTAGTGCAACCTTCCGTGTTGACACTGTTTCTTATACCAACTGAGGTACTATCTAATGGCTAATCTTTCTACTGCTGCTGGTGGTAACGGCGTGGCTGGCAATGTAAACTTTGCTACCCGCACTATCACTGGTGCATATGCTTCTACCTATGCTGATAACGGCAACCTGGCTGTCTCTGACAACCATGCTGTTCGTCGCTCGGTATCCCGCACCCACGGTGGTGCTACCGCCTCTGGCGTGTTCTCGGAGACTCAGTGTCTTCGTACTTCTTACTCTGGTGTTGAGTCGGATGTTCCGGCACTTGATGCCAGCCGTACTGCTGCCTAACTAGGTTTACTATGGGGGTCCTTCGGGATCCCTTTTTTTTAATTTTTCTATAACATCATTGTTATGCCGTATACCAATAACGCTCAGGCTGAGCTACAAGCTGTTAATGAAATTCTGGCGTCTATTGGTCAGGCGCCTGTTACCACCATCGAGGCACAGACCATCACATATGAAGATGGTACTACTGTCGAAGCTGTAATCAACCCGGAAGTTGCAATTACTTACGAGACCTTAATGCAAGTCTCTCGGGAGGTACAGGCTGAGGGGTGGACATTTAACCGAGAGGTTGAGTACCCACTTACTCCGGATACTAATGGCTATCTATCACTTACTGGTAGTATGCTACAAATTGATCTTAGCGATAACGTAGCTAATAGTAACTACGATACTGTCATTAGAAATGGCAGGCTTTACGATAAGATTGGACACACTGATGTATGGGATACAACTAAGACATACGATGTAGATGTTGTCTGGTATTATGACTTCGTTGATCTTCCTCAAGTCTTTAAGGACTACATTACATCACGAGCTGCTACACGTTGTGCTATTCGTCTTGTTGGTGATGTGAACCTAACTCAAGCCCTAGCATCATTTGAAACATGGCGTAGGTCTAACTGCCTTGAGTATGAATGCAATGAAGGCGACTACACTATGTTTGGTTTCAAACAAGGTGATGGATTCTACAGCAGCTACAAACCATTCAAGGCTCTTGCACGATGACAGCAATCTCTCAACGTATACCTAATTTCATTGGTGGTGTATCTCAACAAGCTGATGAGAAGATGCTGTTGGGTCAAGTTAAAGATGCGCTTAACTGCTACCCTGATATTACCCTTGGCTTGCTTAAGCGTCCTGGTGGTAAGTTCCTTGGTAGACTAGCAAGTATAACTGCTAACACAGCTAACACAGCTGCATGGTTTAGTATGTTTAGGGATAACCAAGAGAAGTATATTGCTACTATATCTTCTGCTGGTGTACCTAGGGTATGGAATCTACTGACTGGATTAGCTGGCACTATAACTTACCCGACTGGTAAGCAAGCATCTATTGAAAGCTACCTAACTGCTACTGACTATCGTAGTATCAAAACTCTCACTATTAACGACTTCACCTATATCGTCAACAGCGAGAAGATTGTCACTGCTAAAACAGCTCCAACATGGAATGCTAAGCGTCAGGCAACCCTTATTGTTACTGCTGTTGACCATGACAATACTTACTCTGTAACCATTAACAGTACAACTTTTACCTATACATCGCCTAGTTCTAACTCCGGTAACCTTGTTATCGGTACAGTGATGACTGGTATCTCCAATGCTATTACTAGTGGCTTTGCTACTAAGACTATCATTGATAATACTATCTACCTTACCTTTAACTCTGATACTAATGTATCCGCCTCTGGTGGTCCTGATGGTAAGTACATCAGAGCATTTCAGGATTCAATCAATACATTTTCGAGTCTTCCTGAGCAGGCTAAGCACAACCAAGTTGTTAAAATTAACAATACCACAGCTAGTCAAGATGACTTTTACTTGAAGTTTGTCGCTGATGATGGTACTAGTGGTAAGGGTTATTGGGAAGAGACTATTGCGCCTAATGTAAGTACCGGCATCAATGAGAATACAATGCCTGTTGCATTGATTCGTACTAGCCTTAGTCCTCTTACCTTTAGGGCTACCTTTCTGGATGGTTCAGAAACAATCAATGGGCTTCCTCTGTTGTGGGAACCACGATTGGTAGGTGATAATGACTCCAACAGCCATCCATCTTTTGTTGATAATACAATCCAAGATATCTTCCTGTTTAACAATAGGCTTGGATTCCTGACCGAAGATAATGTCTCAATGTCTCAAGCCGGGGACTACTACAACTTCTACCACAAGTCTGCAACTACGATTACTGCAGCTGATCCTATTGACCTTAGCTGTGCCAGCATTAAACCTGCTATTGTTCGTTCAGTTGTACCAATCACTCAGGGTCTTCTGTTGTTTAGTGATAGCCAACAGTTCCTGATGGAAGCAGAGAATGGTGCATGGACACCAGCTAACTGCACGATCAGCACTATTGCTAACTACGAATGTGATCGCTATCTAAAGCCCATTGACCTTGGCTCTACTGTGCTGTATGCCAGTCGTAACCAAAGTTGGTCTAGGGTCTTTGAGATCTTCACTAGGGGTCAAAGAGAAACACCTACTGTTACTGAGACCACAAAGATCGTTCCTGAGTGGGTACCACAAGACATCACAGACTCCGTAGGAAGTGCCCAGAACGGCCTGTGGGCAGCCTCTGGTAGAGCCTCTAGTACTTTGTACCTGTACAAGTTCTTTGAGCAGGGAGACGAACGTCCTATGGCTGCATGGGTGAAGTGGACGCTACCTTCTAACATTATCCATACAGCTGTTCAGAATGATGTTCTCTTTGTACTTACCAGTGGTACTGAGGGGTACACTGTAACTCAACATAAGCTGGTACTAGCACCTAGTACTGGTGGTCTTATCAATAGCCTTGGAAACACTGTTGATCCTTACTTGGATTCATGGTGTGAGGTAACTGATGCTGCTATGGTATCCCCTACGCCTCCTACTGCTCCAAGCTATAGCAACACTACTTCTGTTACTAAAGTATACCTCCCTACTTACTTTAATACCACCAAGGTAATCAAGTTTGTGGTAGGTCTACTTAAGGTTGGCAGCCCAGGCACACAATCTGGTTATACTAACGTAGCCACATTAGCTACTGATGGTGGTGGTACATACTTCACTATTCCTGGTGATGTTACAGGTAACTATATCTATGTTGGCTATGAATACAACATGGAGATTACTCTGCCTAGATACTACTACTCGATGGGTCAATCAGGTGTTGACTTTACTGCTGTTACCACAACATCACGTATGGCATTCTATACAGGATTAGGTGGTGATATTTACTTTAGTATCAGAGATCGTAGTAGACCTGAATGGTCCAGTATTGGTGGTGCTCAAATAGCTGATTTCTATACAGCTAATACCTCACCATTCCGTGATACTTATGTCTATAAAGTTCCCATTTATCAACGGCCAGACAACTATACAATGAAAGTAACTTCAAATACTCCATTCCCTGTTAGTCTTGTGGCTATGCAATGGGAAGGGCAATACTCACCTGGCTTCTATAGGAGGACCTGAGTATGGATCCAATTAGCGCAATCCTTGGAATAGGCAGTGCTGTATTCGGTGGTCTAGCTGGTCAAGCTGAAGCCGATGCACAAAATGCAGCCATTGAAAGGCAACATAAATACAACATGCAGTCATGGAGGTACGGCAAGAAAAGTACCAAAGCTGACTACAGGCATAGTGTAAAACAGTGGCGCCTTAATGAACAGAATGAAGAGACATTAGCTGCTTTTAAAGATGCTACTAATCTTCAAGATTGGCAGTACAACTTAAAGATTCAGGACTTTGAGTACGCTTCTCAGATGAAGCAATACGCTAAGTCTGAGCAGATCTTTAAGCAACAGCTCACCTTCAATAAGATGGCACAAGCTGCCGCTAATGAAGCTGAGTACCGCAAGCTAGAAGATACCACCAAAGAGCTAGCATTTCAAAATCAAGATATTGTTATTAAAGCACTGCAGTCTGAAGGGGCTGCTGCTGTTAGAGGCCAACAAGGCAGAAGTGCTGAGAAGTTAGAGCAAGCTCAATTTGCTGCTCTTGGCCGTAACCAAGCAATCCTAGCTGAATCTCTACTGAGTGCTAAGGCTGATACGGGAGCTGCGTTACGTAAGATTGCTAACGATAAGTTTGGTGCTGATCTTGCTGCAGAAGCTAATCGTATGCTACGTCCTGATCGTATGCCCACACCGCCTAAGCCTCTCACTACACCACGTGCTGAGTACCTTAAGCCACGTAAACCTAAGAAGTTTGACTTCGGTCCTAAACCAATTAAAGGTGCTATGGCATCTTCTGCTGGGTCTTGGATGGGGGCAGCTACTCAAGGGTTAAGTAGCATTGCTGGTGCTATTGGCTCTGGAAGTAAGTACAATTTTAGTCTTGGAGGAGCATCTAACCAAAGCAATCTTGGCTCATTGGGGTCGAGTAATTTTGCAAGGAACATGTCCCTGGATTTTGGTTTTTAATTAACTCTTCGGAATAAATGGATCAAGTAAATTACAGAGGGTACGCCCGGAGTTTAGGTTTCGATCCTATTAAAGCACCTACGGAAGGTCTTGCTAGAATGCAAGAACGAGACAACCGTATCATACGTGGTATGGAGGATAACCGTAGGCAAATTAAACAGGTTAGAGACGAATACGGTGCTGGTCTTGAACGTAAGCTCAGCATTGAAGCACGAGATCGTGATCAGAACTATCAGTGGGAAAAGAAACTTGCTGATAAACGACAAGAAGCTATCAGTAAGAATGCACAGACTTTGATTCAAAGTGAGCTACAGCGTGGTAAGAACGCACAAGCTACGTTTGAAAGTCTTGCTAAATTTAGCACTACACTTAGTGAAGGTCTAACTGAGTACCGTAAACAAAAAGATGAATCTGATATGCTTGCTGGCTACATGGAAGTAGCAACTGGTGGATTGACACCAGAACGACAGCAGGCAGTATCTAATGTTGAGTCACTACTTAGACAATCAGGTGAAGCACAAGATCAAATTGCTGAAGGATTCCAATCTAGAGGCTTAGATCCAAGCGTTGTTACTAATCTCTTGTCTGGCAATAAGGCGCGTGACTATGGCCGCCTTAAGGCTCACATGGAGATCATCACCTCTGAGTTCCCTAACTATGCTCAGACTAAGCTGGATGAGATGGGAGCCAGTACTGCAGCTGAACGCACTGCAGCTATGCAAGGCCTCTTTGGTGATTTCCTAAAGGAGAATGGTGTCTTCGGGCTAAGTGCTGATTTCATGGCTCCTGCTCTTATGAAGATGCGTGGAACCTATAACTCATTCATTGAGTCAGCTAGGAAGTCTGATGTCGTCAATAAATCTTCTATGATGCGTGACGATGCCCTTAGCACATTGTCTCGTAATAAGAGTGGGGAAAGCCTTACAGAGGCATTTAGGACTATTGCACGTAGCTATCGAGAAGATGGTGTAACACCTGTTGGTAATGCAGTTGCTAAGTCTGAAATCTTTAAGGAACTTAGCGATACTACTCGCTACTCTGATGCTGATGTAGAACGTATTCTCGGTGAAGCTCAAACTGATCAAGGTAGCTGGAGAGATCGATTCCCTAGAGACGTTGATGATCTTATTAATTCCAGGAAGAAAGATCAAGAGTCTGAGTTCCAACTTATTGAAGCACAGGAACGAAGGGAGAATAAGAAGCAAGAGAACCAGCTACTTGATTGGGTAAAGAACAACAATCCCAATGAAGAGACCCTTACTTCTATTATCAAGGAAGCTAAGACAAAGGGTATTTCTACTGATCGTCTCCAAGCATACCTCGCCTTCACTACGGAACAACAGAATGCTGACTTCTGGGGTAAACAGTTCCGTGAGCAATACGAACAAGGAACTCTAACTGCTGATGATGTTGATCAACCTGGTGTACCTATTGAGGTACGTGAGACATGGCGTAACCGTGCTCAACAGTTAGACCAGCAACGTTCTGATTCTGGTATCAAACAAGAGACTATTAAAGGTGAGCTTACTGATGCACTTAAGCAGAACCTGATTGGTGATAGCACTAACCGTGCTGCTCACTATAGCCTACGTGGTGCTTCTGATTATGCCCTTAAGCTATACAACCAGAAGTTCAAGCAGTACGCTAAGACAATGGAGCCTAGCGTTGCTGCTAATAAAGCACGTCTAGATGTTCTAACTGCTATTGAAACTAAGAAAGGTGCGTTTGCTGTTATTGCTTCCTCTCAAGCAAAGACAGGCCAAACACAAGCCTTCTATGCTGCCTTCACTCCTGGTAAGCATCCTGGTGCTCCTGCTGCTATTAATGTCATTACTACCTCTGAAGTTGTTAAGAAGGTACGTGCTAACAGCAACGTAATTAACACTGAAGTACTGGCTAGTCCTGCTCTACTTAAGGATATTAATAACCGTATTACTAACGGTAAGCCAATCTCCATCCCACAGATCTACACTGATTTGTCTAGGGCAGTACCTGGCATGACTCCTGTTCAGATCCTTAATGCACAGCTTAAGGCGGCAGGACTTACTGGTCAAGTCCAGCCTGGCTTTAGAGACCAGCTTAACCAAATCAACGATCCAGTACTGCGTAGTATCTTAGATCAACCTCTTACTCAAGATCGCCTCAACACTGCCATCATTGGTAGTGGTAATGCCCCTGCTACTGTACGTACAGGTAACAGTGGTTATGCTGATGTACAAGCTCTTGGTAATGCCTCTGGGTTTAAGTTCCCTCAGGTAATGGCTGCTATGTGGGCATTGGAGTCTGGCTGGGGTAAGTACACCTCAGGTAAGAATAATGTCTTTAACATTAAGGCACGTCCTGGTCAAGGTACAATGAAGAATGGTTCCTATTGGAGGGACTACGCTTCACCTCTTGAGTCCGCTAAGGACTTCATGAACCTAATGACTGATCCTAGGTATGCTCCTGGTCTAGCTAAAGCTAAGACACCACGTCAAGCTATTGAAGCTATTGCAGCTGGTGGCTATGCTGGCGGTGAAGCTGCCTATCCTAGTAAGATCATTCGTGTGATGCAGCAGATGGGTGTTAATGTTGATCAACCATATAAACCAGCACCTCCTGCACGTAACCAAGCATTTATGCGACCCACCCTTGCTTACATTACAGACAACATTGGACCTACTTCTACTGGTCCCCACCTAGACGTTAAACAACAAGACAACCCTAACACACCACAGAATGAGTTTGCTAGGGAGTTTTCAGCTAAAGCTCTTGATAGCTTTGTCGTTGTTGATGATCCTCAATTTGGACGTGTTCCTTTGAGTCGTATTCCTGTTACTGATACCTTTGCTGGTCATGTAGCCCGTGGTTCACATGGTATTGACTATGGTACAGCTAAAGGCTCTAAAGTGTTCCTGCAGAATGGAGCACGTATTGTATCTAAATCTCGTACACAACACGGAGATAAATTGGTTATTCAACTGCCGGATGGACGGCGTTTCAGTTTCTTACATGGTAGAACCCTATGACACAAACCCCTTATGTAGATGAAGAAGAACTGAAGCGTCTAGAAGCTGAAGCACTTGCTGAAGAGCAAGCTTTACAGCAGGCAGCTCCAGCTTATAGTCCTCAGACAGCTCCTCAGACAATGTACAAGGAGGCTACGCCAGCAGAGAACCAAGCTGCTGGTAATGTACAACCTGTTAAGTCTCCTCAGCAACAAGCCATTCAACAGCTTACTGGTGGTGGCCAACAACAGCCCCAACAACCACTCAACCGAGGTAGTGGCTTCATTTATGGTAGTGGTGATCCCAATGCTACCCTTGGTGAAGATATTGGTACCTATGCCCAACGTACCCTTGAGGGACTTGGTTCAGTCGGTATGGGTATCATTGACTTTGGATCTGATCTAATTGGTCGTATCCCTGGTGCTGAGTGGATTGATGATGCTTGGGATGCTAAGACAAAGTTTAAGAACCCTGGCTTTCAAAAGGTAAGGGAAGTCTCTTCTATTCTTGTACCTAGTATTGGTGTTGGTGCTGCATCACGTGTAGCTACCACTGGTATGGCTGGTGGTCCTGTTGCTCGTGGCTTAGCTGCTCTTGGTATTAACGTTGCTGGTGATGTTGCTGTTAACGCCATTAGCGATCAATCTGAGGGTGAGACAGTATCGACGATTGTGAAAGAAGCAGCCCCTTGGTTGCCTGTTCCTGATGCCCTTGTGGTTAAGGACACTGATTCTCCTGAAGCAAGGCGTCAGAAGAACATCTACGAATCAGCTGGTATTAGTATTGTTGGTGACATCATTGGTTACTCTATGGCTGCAGGTCGTGGAGTAATGGATTGGTTTAAACCTAATGATAAGACTGCTCAGGAGTTTATGTCTTCTGAAGTTCTTGTTAATGCTGATGCTGCTACTGCTACTCGATTGTCTGAGATTGACACGCAGCGTATGGCTCTACAAGAAGAGCTAGCTCAGGTCTCTTCTATTGCTCCACTCGATGAAGCTCAACTGATTGAACAGAGTGTACGTATTGGTGACCTTGAAGCGCAGATTAAGGGATTGGACAGTGAAGCTGGTAAGCTCGGTAAACAGTACACTGATACCGGAGCCTCAGAACTCACTGAGAGCCCTCTAGAATCGTTTGTAGAGCGTCAACAGGTCAGCCGTGATAGTCAGATCGATGAGGTAGGTAAAGGGCGCCTTATGGACGATCCTGAAGGGGCTGGTGGTGTTGACCCTATGGTCACTCCTAACATGTTCCCTGAGGGCTCTACTGCTGCTCTTAGTATCCCTCCTGGTAACATTGCTCGTAATATGGCAGATACTACCGCTATTAAACTTGGCAATAGTGGTGGTACTCCTGCTCCTATCCTATCTGAGCGTGCCTACTATGACCTCAGTAAGGGCAATGCTGTATCGCGTAACCTCATCGAAGACCTAGCTGAAGGTACTCGTGCTACTGGTAATTTCGATGCAACTGTAGAGGGCTTTAGGTACACCAAGGCTCAGATGAGTGATGCTGCCTGGAAGATCTACAATGATATCATTGGTACTGATAAGGTATCAGATCTTAAGAACCTTTTCCTCGACAATCGTGATGTCAAGAACTTGCTTGATGGTCGTTCGATTAAGTATGTCAACGATGTTCAAGCAGAAGCTATTGGCTTTGCTATGCGTGAGCTGACTGATAAGTACATCGGTCAAGTTGTAACTGAAACATCAGCTCGTGCTATGGATACCGTAGGACGTGAAGTAGCGGACATTGCTGAGGGTTATAAGGCATTCCCTGAGACTGCTGACCTTAGTCGTGTTACTGAGATGCTTGGTGATCGTCTTGCCTTCCTTATGGAAGAGTATGCCCTCAACAAGTACATCGCAGGTTGGGCACTTAAGAACCAAGATCGTTGGCAGAAGTTCCTTAAGGAATCACCGGATAAGGAGTCTGCTATTAGGCAGATCACAGAACAGTTTGACCTTAAGGTACAAGAGAAGAACCTTCAGGCACAAGGCTATCGGGATATGATCCGTACTATTGCTCGTGATCGTCCTGATGCTGCTCAACCCCTTATCGATGCGTTTGCATTATCTAAAGGTGATGTGGACTCCCTTGATAAGCTGATGAAGTGGAGTGCTAAGCAACTTAGCCCCATGGGTCTTCTTAAAAGTGGTGATGAAGGTCTTAATGCTTTTGCACAAGGCGTGTGGTCAGTACGTTACAATAACATGTTGTCTGGTATTTCAGCTCTTAAGGCTATCACCGGCAACACTGTTGCTCTTACCCTCCGCACCAATAATGCCTTCCTTGGCACTGGTATTGGAGCATTGATGGGTAAAAATACGGTTGATGATCTCCGTAAGGCTACCCATGTTTATGGTGCATTTTGGCAAGTTAACAAGAGGGCACTTGCTGATTCCTGGGATACCTTTAAACGTACCTGGAATAATGGTAAGTGGGGTAATGATGCTACTACTGACTTCCGTGAATTAGCACGTGAGGACCTTGTTACTGACTATAACCCTAACCTGTGGGACACCTTAGCTGATATGGAACAGGTGTGGGAAAAAGATGGTAACTGGGGTCGCCTCTTCCAATACAGGTCTGCTAGGTTCTTGTATGACCTTGGTAACTGGCGTTGGCTTAAGTACGGTACTAATGCAATGATTAGTGCTGATGCCTATGTGCAGACTACTGTTGCTTCTCAACTTGCTCGTGCTAGGGCTTGGGATGAGGTTTATGGTATTGGCTATAAGGGAGCTGAACTTGCTCAACAGCTAGCTAAGGCTGAGAAGATTGCTTATGATGAGTCTTTTGATGCTCTAGGTAATCTTACGGATGCTGCTGCTAAGAATGCTGCTGGAGAGATTTCCCTTAATTTGGATGATGAGACTGCTACATGGTTGAGCCGTGGTATCAATAAACTGCCTATCTTGAAGCCGTTCTTCATGTTCCCCAAGACAGGTGTTAATGGTGTTAAGTCTGCTATGTCTTACACACCTATTGCTACCATTCCTGGTATGAATAGGTACTCTAAAGTACTGTGGGCTGGTGATGACATTGACAAGATCAAAGATGCTCTCATGGAGCACGGCATTGCATATGATGGTGTACCAAACGGTATGGCTATCTTTAAGGGTCTTGAAGCTGAATATCGTGGCCGTGTAGCCTTTGGTGCTCTTCTGTCTACCTCTATGCTTGGTTATGCTCTTGGTGGCAATATCCGTGGCAATGGTCCTGTTAATGCTGGTGAGCGTAAGAAGCTTCGTGATAACTTTGGGTGGCAACCTAAAACAATCAATGTTGCAGGTAAGTGGGTCAGCTATGCTGGCTACGAACCACTTGATACTATCCTTACTCTTGTTGGTGACCTAGCTTATTACTCACGTGATATTGGTTCTACTCTTACCGAGTCATTTGTTGATAAGTTATCGTGGACACTCTCCGCTACCTTTGTTAATAAGTCTTGGGTGGCTGGCCTTGAGCCTGTTGTTGCTGTTGCCAATGGTGATGAAACAGCTATTACAAGGTTCTTGGCTAATGAAGTACGAGCCGCTATTCCTATGTCAGGTGCCCTTGGTGTTGTCTCCAACGCTATCACAAGCTCCCAAAAGGACATTTACAATGATCTCATTGGATACGTAACTAATAAGGTTCCTGGATTCTCTAGCCAACTACCAGATCAAATTGATATCTACACAGGCAAGCCGCTTAATGACATTGATAACCCTGTGCTCCGTTCACTTAATGCTGTTAACCCAGTTAAGATCAGTGAGGGTACTGAACCATGGAGGCAGTGGCTGATTGATAGTGGCTGGGATGGTATCCAAATGATTCGCAAGGACTCATCTGGTAACCACGAATACACCCCACAGGAACGCGAAGTACTGTATAAGTACATTGGTGAACAGCAACTGTGGAAGGAATTTGATAAGCTCAGCAAGAACAAGAAGTACAACGATCAGCTGGATCGTATTCGTGCAATGCGAGTACAAGGTCGTCCATCTGAAGAGATACAGGCAGCTCAAAGTGAAGTCTATTCTGTGATGAATGACATCATGTCTCAAGCCCAGAAGGCAGCTGAGTTGCGTATGCAGCAGGATAATGAACCTATGTGGCGCTCTATCCAAGAATCACTCACCAATAAAACCCTCATGAAGCAAGGTCGTATTGATGATGCTGCACGAGCTGCTGATCGTCGTAAGGCAGAGATTGAACGACTTACTCAAATGTATCGCTAACCTAAGAGATGGCAACTACACAGAATACATTCACTGGTGATGGGTCTAACTTAGGCCC